TGTATGGACAGGGCGCTCGAGAAGACCATGGACGAACACGCCAAAATGATATCCGAACGAAACACCGCTCACCTGGGTATGTGGAGAAACGCACAGATAGCAGCCATGAACGCCCTAAAGCGAGCCGACAGCCAAAAAAAGACTGGCGACGTGACTAAATCGATTTACGCCCTCCAAGCCGCCATCGATGGTGAACGAAAAACCCTAGGCCTGCCTACCGTCATTAACAAGACCAGCGAGCCGACCGACGACCAGGAACGCGACACTCTAAACCTAGTGGAAGCCGCCGAGCGAGCTGAGCAGTTGCTCAAGGAAGCAGATGAAAAGGCCGGCGAATCTTGATGAAGCGCGTGCTATCGCCGCCGTCATGGAAGCCAGCCGCCGAGACCCGAACTTTTACGTAGAGAACGTCATCGGTGACAGCCTGTGGGACAAGCAGCAGGAGGTACTGCGAGCGATTGCCAAAAACCGTATCGTGACCGTCGCCAGCTGCCACGGTATCGGCAAGACGCACCTCGCCGCCCGAGCCGCTCACCAATTCCTGAATACTTACAAAAACAGCTACGTGGTGACCACCGCGCCAACGTTCCGCCAGGTCGAGGAATTGCTCTGGCGACAGATCCGCGCCGTCCACAAGAAATCAGCAATGGCGAGGAGCGGCCGCCTGCTGAAAACCATGCTGGAATATTCAGACGAATGGTTCGCGATTGGCGTTAGTTCCGACGATACCGACAAGATCCAGGGATTCCACCCGGCCAGCGGTAACATCTTGGTGATCGTTGACGAGGCGGCCGGTGTTTCCGAGGAGACGTTCGTCGCCGTAGAAGCCATCATGACGTCACTCGGTGCGCACGCTTTGTTTATCGGAAACCCCACAAAGCTGAGCGGCACGTTCTATAACAGCCATCACATCGATCCAAAGAGTTGCAAGATACGAATCAGCTGCTTCGATACGCCGAACTTTACTAACAACGGAATCGAGACCATCGAGGATTTGAAGAATCTGGACGAGGAGGCGCTGGAGATTGTCGCACCGTACCTGATCACGCCGCAGTGGGCCGCCGACAAGATAACGCGCTGGGGAGTGGACACGCCGATGTTTCAAAGCCGCGTGCTTGGGCAATTCCCGACGGCCGAAGTCAACACGCTCATACCGCTAGAGTTTATCGAGGCGGCAATGACACCGGAGCGACTGGCCGAGATGCAGGCCGCACAGAGCAAAGACGAGCCGCTGAGCGTCGGCGTCGACGTGGCACGATTCGGCGACGACAAGACTGTCATCACCAGACGAAGAGGCAGTATCGTCACCAACCAGCACGCCTACTCCAAAGAGGACACCGAGCAAACAGCAGGGCGCGTCAAGATGATTTATCCAGCGCCAGAGTTTATCGGCATTGACGAGGACGGCCTCGGTGGTGGCGTAGTCGACAAACTGACCCACGACAAGATCGACGGCGTGGTCGGCATACTCAACAACTCATCAGCGCGCAAAGACGATACCGGGCTGACGTTTGTCAACCTCCGCTCGCAGCTGTGGTGGAATCTGGCTGAACGCTTCAAGAGCGGCAAGATTTACATACCGCCAGAATTTACCGAGCTGGCCGCCGAGTTATCAGCAATCCGCTACGACATTACGCGGCAAGGAATCGCCGTGGAAACCAAAGAGCAACTGAAGAAACGCCTGCACCGCTCGCCAGACAGAGCCGACAGCTTGATGTACGCGTTCGCCAACTTTGTGCAGCAGGCCGAAGTCCAGCGAATCGCAGTGGCGAGGAGGCGACAAAAATAACCGCCATGGTGTACAATGATTTTATAAAGCTATAACAAAGTAGGAAGCGCGCTCAATGAATATCAGCCTAACATTTGCCAAAGACAAAAAAGACAAGCGGACACCGCCGAAGCTCGACCAGCAAACAGGCTCGGCAGTGACTAAGATGCAGAAGCTGTACGAGAAGTACGCGGTGGACAACCGCAAGCTCAAGGCGGCCGACTTTGAGAAGCTACGCAGCATTGACGGCACATTCCTGGCCATCAACAATCTGCTGACGCTGCCGATTTTGGCAAGCGAGTGGGCGATTGAGGCTGACGAAGAGTTCGATCCGACCGGCGAGCAGGCTGAACTAGTAAGAAATTCTTTCGAGTTGCCGCCAGAACGCGGCGGCATGTCAACGCCATTCCACTTGGTGCTGGCTGAGATGTTGCGAGCCTTGAGTGAGGGCTACCGCTACTTTGAAAAGGTCTACACACTAAACGCCGACGGCAAAATCGTCTACCGCAAGATTGCCGGCTACGACGCGAACACAATCACCATCAGGACTGACGACAAGGGTGGCTTCGATGGAGCTGACCAGCGGATAAATCCTGGCGAAGAGCCAGTCCACATACCGGTCGAGAAATCATTCCTATTCACGAACAGCAAGGAACGCAACTGGCTCAAAGGCGAGAGCTTGTTCACTGCGGCCGCCTACCACTGCGAAGAGAAGCACAAGCTGTACTACTTCGGCCGCCTGCAGGCACAATCCGGATCGATACCGCCACGCGTTGCAGTCGCCGCCGAGCGAGCAACCTCTGAGCAGATGAGCGACGTCGCCGAGAGGCTGTCGGACACAGTCGAGATGAACAGTGCCGTAGTTATGCCGTTTGGCTATCAGATGGTCGACGCAAAGACGAATCAGCGAGTGGACATCATGCCGCTCATTGACCATCACAACCGAGAGATGACCAGAAGCGTGCTGGCTCAGGCAATCATGCTCGGCGACAATTCGGGCGGAAGCTGGGCATTGAGCAAAGACCAGACTGACCTGCTCAACCTAGTGCTTGAGGGGATTATGAAGAATGTCGAGTACCACATCAACGCCTACTTAATACCAGACCTGACAGAGCTGAACTTTGCCAAGCCGAGCTATCCACGGTTTAAGTTTGCCAAGCTAGCCGACAGCACGGTCGGCATGTTGTCCGACGCATTCAACCAAATCCTGTCGCAACGGCCAGAGGCTTTGTCCGACGAGCTGGTGCAAGCGATTGTGGAGCGCATGGCTTTGCAAATGGGAATCGACCTGGGCGAGATTGAAAAGGCGCAAGCAGAAGCCAAGCTCGACCAGAAATCCCGATCAGAGGAATCCTCCCGTTTTTTATCGAGCAGCGCCGAACCGACATGGCGGCGCGAACTGAACGACGCTGAGAAAAACGTAAACCTGTCTGCGCTCGACAAGAAAATGGACACGCTCGAGGACACACTCGACGCGGAGACTGAATCGATATTCGAGGCGGTCAAAGACGAGGCCACGGAGGCGCTCAAAACGCTTGAAAAGCAAGGCAAGGAGCTGAGCTATAAAGTTAGTCAGAAATTGCGACAACGCTACTTCAAAACGCTTCAAACAGCAATGACGGACGGCTTCAATTACGGCAAAACCGCAGCAGCGAATGAACTCGGCAAATTAGCGCCGGCGACAGACAAGACCGACAAGCAACGAATCGCTGAGCGAGCGCAAGAGTTTGTCGACCTGCAGTTCGGTGATGTCGAGGCTGAGATAGCCGCACTGGTTGGCGGCAAAGGCTCGAGCGAGATGGCGCGCCGGCATTTCAGCGAGGGAGCTATTGACGACGTGCTGGACGACCTGGCGATAGCACTGCTGGCCTACCTAGCCGCTCACACCAAGCCAGGCAATACCGTGGCGGTGGCCGAATCAATCAACACCGGCCGAAGCAAGACGTTTAAGAAGTACGACGAGGATATCGACCGATACGTCTACTCGGCGATCCTCGACAAGAGAACCTGCCAGACCTGCCGCGAGCTGGATGAAAAAGTAGCAACGCCAGAGGAATACGCCACCACACCGTGGCAAACGCCGATCCACTTCAGATGCCGCTGTATCTGGATTGCGGTGCTTGCTGAGGAGGAAGAGAAGCCAGAGATAACCGGTATGCCGACCGTCGCCGGCGGATTGGCAGGAAGCCAGCTGCTGCAGCCATCTACCTAAAAGTGATTAAAATATGCTATTGTTAAAACAGAGGAAAAAATGTCATGACCAAGATTAATCAACACAACAATACGCGAACGGTAGTGATGCTCTCCAGCAGCACATTATCCGCCAAAGACAAAGGCGAAGAGGGCGACTGGAAAGGCCGCCGCTTTCGCAAACAAATAGCGGCGTTCGGCCAGCTGTATTCTCCGTTTGATGGCGAAGAATGCGAACTGCTGGACGAGGCGTGGGCCGAGGAAATGCTGGCCAACTTTGAGGCCAAGCAGAGCGGCAAAATCCCGACGCTGCCACGGGTGAGTATTCCGTTTGACCATTGGAGCGGCACGAAAGACAACGCCGGTGAGGTGGTGGCCCTGGAAATTGTGCCGGGCGACGGTGTGTACGCCACGCTGGAAATCCGCGACTACGAGGCTTTGTACCGATTGGAGCAGGACTTGGTATTCGACGTATCGATGTGCTTCAACTGGCATTACATCGACACCCGAACCGGCGACGACCGCGGAATCGTGCTAGAGCATGTCGCTCTGGTCAATGACCCATTTATCACTGGCATGAACGCATTTGAAGAAGCACCCGAGCAGTTGAAGCGAGACGAGGTAGAAAAAGCCGAAGCCTACCTCGATAACTTCAATCGCCGGACAAATGCGGTCGTGATGTTTAGTAAAAATAAAGTAGAGGAGCTTGCAAAAATGCGCAAACATTTCAGCAAAGACACCGAGGGCGAAGAGCCAGAGGTTGTCGAAGTAACCAATGACCGCGACTTTGATGTGGTCATCACCGTCAAAAACGACGACGGCGAAGATGTCAGCAAAACCGTCAAAGCTGGCGAAACCGTAGAAGTTCCAGCCGACCAGGCCGAGACTGTGAAAAAGCAGATTGCCGACGCAAAAGACCCGAACGAAAAAGAGGGCGAGGGCGACGACAAAGAAAATATGTCTCGTGAGGGCGAAGCCGACGAGGACAAAGACGGCGAAGACAAAGCTGATGAGGGCGAGGCCGACGAGGCTGAGACCGACAAGAAAGGCGAGGGCGAGGACAAAGAGAACCTGAGCCGGAGCGAGCGCGAGGAGCTATCACGGCTACGCGCCGAGCGAAACCAAGCCAAAGCTGAGACCGCCTATCAGACAATGCTGTCCGCTGGCATGATTGTCCCAGCCCAAAAGGACGCGTTTATGCAGCTGCACCAAAACCTGAGCAAAGCTGGCGGCCGTGTCGAGTTTAGCCGCGATGGCAAAAAAGTTGAATTATCTACAACAGAATTGCTAGAGGAGCTTGTAAAAGCAGGCGGTAAGCGTGTACAATTTAATCAGACGGGCTCGACGAACGGCGAAGCCGCTGACAAAGACGACGCAGCGATAAGCAAGAATCTGTCACAAGAGGAAGTCGAAGGATTAAAAGCCAACGGCATCACTACGAAGCAGATCGATGAATTGGCAGCGAAGTCGCCAGCATATGCCGAGGCGATGGCTCGAGTAAAAAGTAACGAATAAAAGGATTTGAAATGACTGCAATCACTTCATTCAAAGATGTTGCTCGTCAAGAGAATAACATCGGCCATCTGAAGCTTGCGCCGGGCGTGAGCATTCCAGAGGGCGCGCTAGTCGGCGTGAACGCACAGGGCTTGGCGACCAACGCAGCTGAATCTACAGCTGATAAAGTTGTCGGCGTTGCTGCAAGTTCAGCAGGCGCAGGGCTTGGCAAAACTGCCGACCACGTCCAGTTCTGGACATACGGTGTGATCACCGTGAACGCAGCGTTCTCTGCAAAGCAGAGCGACATCGCTGCTTATGTAAAAGTTAAAGATAACCAAACCGTGGATAAGGTGACTTTGCCAGCCGACGCCGGCAAAGAGTGCGGCCGCATCGTCGAGGTGTTGAGCTCAAGCAAAATTCGCATCGCACTAAAAACGGTTTAATAAAGGATTGAAAAAGATATGGAACCAGTATTAGAACAATCAATCCTGACCAACTTCTTCGAGGCTTACGAAGCAACCGAATCGACCTCTGAAGAGCTCGCCATGAAAGTTACTTCAAAAGGTGCTTCTGAAGACTACGGCTGGCTTGGTCAGATGCACGGTCTGCGCGAAATGTTAGGCGAGCGCGTGCCGCAGAAACTCAAGGCCTACAAATACGCGCTGCCAAACCGCGAGTTTGAAGATTCAGTCGAAGTCAAGCACTCGGACATCAAGGACGACAAGACTGGCAAATATCTGACGACTGCGCGCTCGATCGGCCAGTTAGTCAAAGAGTTTCCGGACGAGCAAATCTATGGCGAGCTGATGCCAAACGGTGAGAACGCGCCATGCTACGACGGCCAGAACTTCTTCGATACCGATCACCCGATCAATGAAGAGACCTCCGCTGTTCAGTCAAACTACTTTACCAGCACGCCGCTGACAGCCGAAAACTTTGCTAAGGTTCGCTTGGCAATGTTGAGTTTCAAGGGTGACAAGGGCAAAGCCGTCAACAAGAAACTCGACTTGCGCTTGGTCGTTCCTGTACAGCTAGAAGCTGCTGCAAAGGCGATTGTTGAGCCAGAGAACATCGTCGTTGGTGGCGTTCCGGTGAAGAACCCGAACTACAACGCAGCCAAGGTCAAAGTCTCCAGCGAGCTGACAGCTGAAAAAGACTGGTACTTGATTAACGTCGCTGGCGAAATCAAGCCATTCGTTATCCAGGAACGCGAGTACGAGCCACTGAGCTTCCTCGGCGAAAATAGCGAAAAGGGCTGGTGGAACAAAAAGTACTACTTCGGTACTTACTGGCGCGGCGCATTCGGCTACGGCTTGTGGCACCGAGCAATCAAGTGTAAAGGCTAACCGCCGACACGCAGAGAAATCGCCTCCATCGCGGGGGCGATTTTTTGTGTTACAATTTAAGTATGAACTAACTTCATAAGAAAGGGATCGAAATGCCAAAAGTATCACTACGGCTATCCAACGAGATAATCACCAACGGCTTGTCTCGGCGGCGCGCCGGCTTGGTTATCCAGCCAGGCAAACCACAAGAGTTTGACGTTGACGACGAGCAATTGGAAGCTTTGCTTGACGACGCGTTCATCGAGGTCACTGTCCTTGACGAAACCGCTTCAGAAGCGACGGAAGCTACCGAGACGACTACTGAGCCAGAAGTTGTCGAGGGCGACGTTGAAACCGCTTCAGACGAAGCAGAAGTCGAAGAGGCTGAGGCTGCTGAAGCCGCTGATGTTGAAGTGCCAACTCCATCAAGCATTAAAAAGCAACCGCGCGAAGCTGTCGTGGCGCAGGCCAAAGAGCTTGGAATCGAGCTGGACTATGAAAACGAAACCGCTGTCACAAAGCAGGTGATGGCTGACGCTATCGTCGCAGCTCTTAAGGCGCAAAAGGAAGCTGCCGAAGCAGCGCCGGAGGCGTAGAACTTTCATGAGCGCCAAGAACTTCACCTCCCTGCACGATATCCGGCGAGAAGCTGGACTGTTGCGGCAGACCACCGACAAACACGTCATCGGTGAAGTTGATGGCGCGAACCGAGTGTTTTATGCATCGCAAGCACCGATCGTTGACCGCGACGGTGACGATGAAGTTACCAAAGCAGATGTCACTGCTTACGTCGATGATGACGCGGTAGCGGTTGAATCGGTGGACGCTGCCACTGGTGCTGTCGTCCTGGTTAAAGCACCGAAGCCAAACTCCAGAGTGATACTGGCCTACGAATTCTCTGCCATCGAGCAGGCGGAGATTGAGCAGCGAAGACAATCGGCCGAGGACTGGCTGAAGCGGAAAGTTTCCCGGGTTTACAACTGGGCGGCGCTTGACATGGCGAATTTCCCAGATGTGTGGGAAGACGCAGTACGGCTGTACGCGGCCGCTCTGCTACAAATCAGCGACTGGGGAACAAACGTTGACGTTGACGGTTCGAGCAAAGACGGCTACATGAAACTGAAAACCGCCAAGCAAATGCTCGACGAGTGGGTCGAGGACGCGGCCAACCTAGACCCAACTGACCCAAACATTGCGGCAGCCACATCGGGAGCGTTTGCCAGCGACGGTGACCTGGTCGGCCGAATCAAGGGAAACCGAGCGCCGCTAAGCCCCGAAGTCGAATTCTTCAATAAGAGGCGGTAACCATGGCGATTTATATCTCTGGCCACGTCGAGGGTGACACGCAGATAGCTCGGCAATTCATGGGGCTAGAAACCAACCTCCAGAACTTTCACAAGCCACTCGATAAGTCCCGCAAGCAGCTGTTAAAGACCACCGACGCGAACTTCGGTATGAGCGGCGCGTTGATGGGTGGCTGGCAGCCAAGAACGCAGATATATTCCTGGCCGCTTTTGCAGCGAACCGGGAGAATGCGAGGAGACTTCCGCTCCAGCGTCAAAGTGAGCCGCATGGAGATTTGGAATCCAACGCCGTACTTTAAATACCATCAGAGCAACCGACCGCGCAGGAAGCTGCCGCGACGTGTTATGTTAAAAATAATCGCACAGGACAAGCGGCGAATCATGAAGTTCTTTCACGAGTGGCTGGTTGACGAAGTGCGAGAATCGAGGAGGGGATAATGCCACTAAACCGAGCGCAGTACCGTGATCCAGTGATCGCGGCCATCATCAACTATTTAAAGCCGAAAGCACACCCGGACATTCGTACGTGGTATTATGGCGACACGCTACTGATCAGCAAGAGCATGCTGCCGGCGGTGAGTGTGGCTATCGATGGCATGACGCTTGAAACAGATTCGACTGGCGACGACGTGACCAAGATGGCAATCACCATTAGCGTTATTACCGACATCAACGCTAACCAAGGCCGCGACTTTGACGTTGAAGCTGGCACAACAGAACTGTACGAAATTGTCTCTGGCAAGGACGACAACTTCATCTACACCGACGACAGCATCATGCGGCTGCTCCGCGAGAGAGTGCAGCTGGCCACCGCGACCACGCCAGACGGCGAATCGGTGAGCGTCATGCTCGGCATTGAAGACCAGCCGCTGAGCGTCGACTTCGGCATTGGCGTGGAGCGGCGCGGGCCTGGCATTTTCAGCGTTGAAGCGGCAATCCACACAACCGCCTACATTTACGCTCCGAAAATCGAGGAGAAGTACTAGCTGCCAAAAAGCTTCTGCCGTGCTACAATTAAAAGCAGAGGAGAACTCGATGGCAGAACTAAATAACAAACCAACCAAACCAGCGCCGGAAGTTGCACCTGAGCCGGCGGATTCTGGTGTCAAGGAAGCGTACTACTTCCCTGATTTTGAGGGTCATGAAATATCAGTTCAAGCCACCTCGCAAGAGGAGGCTGTAAAATTGGCAAAAGAAAAAATCGCCAAGGAGGTAAACAATGGCTAAAGTTATCGGCCGACTGACCACCATATTTATCGGCAACGAAACTACCAGAGGCACGCTCGGCACGCCGACATTCGCAGTGCCAACCAAAACGCTGAGCATTGACGACAAGCCGACGTATGTTCACAACGATAGTGCCTACGGCAACATTTCAGAACACAACGCCAGCGACGTTATCAACGTGACCGCTGAGGGTGGCTACGACGGCAAAGTGTTCGATCACATTATCGGCGCAGAGCTGCGAGCCGTATTCGGCCAAGCTCCAACTACGACCGACAAGACCGGGGCGAAGCAACACGTATTCAAAATGGCAAACAACAACAGCCACGATTCACTCTCAATTTTCATCAAAGAGATTGAGCAGAAGTATTCGTATGAGCTGGGCATGGTTGAATCATTCACGATTACCGCAGCAATCGACGACTACCTGATGAGAGCCATTGACTTCAAATCCCGCCGATCAAAGCCATGGGTTCCTGCAACGCCACCAGCATTCACTCGCGGCCATGAGTTCTTGGCGCGAAACTTGGCGGTCAAGATGGCCGACAACGCGGCAGGGCTTGCTGCTTCGCCAGCACGAAAAATCAAGTCATTCTCTCTCGAGATTTCAAAGAACCTGGACGTGCAGTATGTGTTCGGCACAGACACGCCAGACGATATCCAGAACCAGCAACTGAACGTCACCGGATCGTTCGATTACTACCCAGCGCAAGAGGACGTGCGGCAAGTATGTCTGAGCGGCAAACCGCAGGCCATTCAATTTATCGCTGAGAACAAGGCAGTGAACATCGGAACTGGCCAGCACCCAACGCTACAATTCGATTTCCCAACCGTAGCGATTACCGAAGACAGCCGAAGCCGTGACAACAATGCAGTCGAGACGCGAAGCGCGAAGTTCCAGGCAAACTACAGCCTCGAGGACGCTGCAGCTATCACCGCAACGCTGATAAACATGGTTACTAAATATTAATTCGAGCAAAGGAGTAGGAGATGCCACGAATTAGCAAAGACAATATCAAAATTACAACGCCAGTGCTTGGCTGCGATGTCGAGCTGCTGCCATACGCCACAGCAGAGCTGTCGCAGATGAACGAGGCGGTGTTCTTGGCTTATGCGAACTTTGACCTCAACGGAGCTGTCCAGGGTGAATCGATGAGCGAGGACGATATCAAAGAGACCATGCGATTTGACAAGCTGCCGGCAACCGCCATCAGCGAGATCAAAAATAACGCTATAAAGTTTTTAGTGGTCACTGTTGACGGCGACGACTTCGCCGGTGATGATGACGCTAAACTCAAGAGCTTGCTGAAACTGCCAAGTGAGGACTTTGACTTCATTCAAGAAAAGATCGAGGAGATCACAGGAGAAGTTATGAACCCAAAAGGCGAGCAAAAATCAGCGCAGCCTACGCCAAAGCAATAGCCGGCGTTAAGCACGCGAAAATACCGCAGGAGATCCAAATTGCTACCATCTGCCAGACCATGGGCTGGACATTTCAGGACTACGTAAGCCAACCTCACTGGTTGATTCAAGCCATCGAGATAAAACTAAATGAGGAGGGCTACGAAGCCGAGCGCCAGGAGGCGGAGATGAGACGAAAATCTAAATATTAAGGGGTAGCAATGGACGACAGCCAGCTCAGACTTGTGATTGAAGCGCAGAACCGGGCGAGTAAGACGCTCAGCCAGATTCAGCGCGATGTCGAGAAGTTGAGCAGCTCGATGAAGTCGAGCATGTCGTCCGCTGCCGGCTCGACCTCATCATTTGCCTCCAAAGCGGCAAGCGCCCTGGACGGCATGGCTTCGGGGATTATGAAGCTAATCAAAACCGCCGCCGCATTCACAGCCGGCGGTGCTTTTGGTGGCAAATATTTCGTCGACCTTGCCAGCAGCCTGCAGATGACCCAGCGCCAGATCGGCGTTTTGACCGGCAGCGTTGGCGAAGCGAATAAAGTATTCGGCCAGCTTTACAATTATACGCTCGGCAAGCCAATCGCATTCCCAGACGCTTCCAAAGCAGCAAAAACGCTGCTAGGATACGGCCGAACCACACAAACCGTTGTCAAGGATATGGACACGTTGTCTCGCATGTCTATCGTCAACGGCGCAGACCTGCAAGCCCTAGCGTTAGTATTCGGCCAGGTGACCAGCCGCGGCGCGTTGTTTGGCCAGGACGCACTTCAGCTGATCAACAACAATATTCCACTGACGACAATCCTCGCTCGGCACTTCGGCATATCGATGCAGGAAGCCAGCGAGAAGATAAATGGCGGAAAAGTTAAGGCTGAAGAGTTCGTCAAGGCGATGGAGAACTACGCAGCCAGCCTTGACATCGGCCAGATGACCGACACGTTCCAAAACCGCATGATAAGCCTGAGCGGTACGATACGAAGCGTCGGATTGGAAATCCTGGGAATCAAGATTGACCCGATCAAGGGTATGGTGATTGAAGCCGGCGGACTGTTTGATCAGATGAGCAACCGCGTCACCGAGACCACGAAATTTATCAAAGAGCATCGCGAGGAGATCGTCAAGGTGGTGACGTTTATCTTGCAGAACGCCGTCCCAGCGCTCAAAGTCTTGATCGGCATGTACGTCGCCGCCAAAGGGGCCGCACTCGGCTTTAAGACCGCGGTGGCCGTCAGCGATATCAGCAAGGGTTGGAAAGACGTGACGAAAGTCACGAAAGAGGGGGCGACGGCGTGGACGTTTGTCGGCGCAGCTGCAAAGACTGCCGTCAAAGGAATAACCGGCGCGCTTGGTGTACTGGGAACGGTCGGCAAGGTGGTATTTTCAGGACTGAGCAGCGGAGCGGCCAGTCTTGGAGCGGCCATCAGCTCGATACCGATCATCGGGTGGATAGCTATCGTTATCACTGCAGTGGTCGGCTTTGTCGCTTGGCTTTACGCCACGAACGAGGGATTCCGCAATTTCGTCAATGGCGTGGTCAGCCAGATAGGAGCGGTGCTAGGGCAGATTGGCTCAGTGATTGGCTCTGTCATTGGAAACGTAGCCAGCGTCATCGGCTCGGTTATTGGCGTGGTGGTGAATATCGTCGGCACAATCGCAGGAGCGATTGGAACTGCCGCAGGTGTCATCGGCTCGGTGATTGGTGTGATTGTTGGTGTGGTGGCGAACGGAATCGGCATTGTTGTTGGCGTGATAAGCACTATCGTTGGCGTGATTAGCAAGGTCATCAGTACGATACTTACGATTTTGACCCCTGTATTTCAGATCGTCGATTTGATAATAACCGCCATCGTCGGATTCGGCCAGATAGTCTGGACTATTTTCAGCGGAATCGCCGAAGTTGTTTGGACAATAATAAGCACCATTGTGCAGATCATTGGCGTAGTGCTTTACGGCACAATTATGGCCATCTGGAACAATGTACTTGTGCCATTTGGCGAAGCAGTCGGCTACATCTTTACTCATATGGGTGAAGTCATCAGCGCCGTGATGACATTCGTCATCACCATAGTATCGACAGTTTGGAACGCAATCGTTGCTGTGGTAACGCCGATATTGCAGGTCATCTGGACGGTGATATCGACAGTATTCAACGCTATTGTCGGCGTAATAAGCAGCGTGATGAGTGCCATCTGGGGAGTGATCACGGCGGTTTGGAACGCCATACTGCCGTTCATTCAGCCGATACTCAACGTGATGAGCGCCGTAATCAGCACAGTATTCGGCGGCATTGCAGCCGTGGTAAACAGCCTGATGAACGCCATCAAGACCTACATTATTAATCCAGTGGCGACCGCAGTCGGATACGTGGTCGGCACGGTCGGCCAGATTGCCACCTCGATCAAGAACGCAGTTCAAAACGCTTACAACGCAGTGGCCGGTTTTATCGGCAACTTCACCAGCGCCGGCAAGAACCTTATCGACGGTCTGGTCAAGGGTGTGATGGGCGCGAAAGACGCAGTGGTCAATAAGATCAAAGAAATCTGTAGCGGCGCGCTCGATGCCGTGAAGAACTTCTTCGGCATCAAGTCGCCGAGCCGCGTGATGGCGCAGATGGGTAAATTTATGATGCAAGGCTGGAGCGGCGGCTTGGAAAGCATGCGAGACGCTGTCGTTAAAACCGCCACAGACATCGCTAGCGATGTTTACGACGGTTTGAGCGGTGACATGTCGCTCGGCGGCTTATCGTTCGCAGGAAGCGGTATCAACGGGTCAGGAGCGACGCTCGCTGGCAGCGGTGGTGTCACTAACGTCAGCAACTCCGGCGGCAACCGAAGCACGACAAACCAGTTCAATGGGCAAATTGTAATAAACACGCCAGAAGCAGCCGACGCGTTCTTCAAGAGACTTGACCGCGACAGTGACTTGGCATCGATGGGAGTACCGACATAATGAACGGCGACAGACGCAGATTTTTATTAAACGGATTTGACCTCAACAATGGCGGCAACGTCCGAGTGCAATCCACAAACCTATTCGGCATAGCCAAGCGAACCGTCGATAGCGGCGAGTTGGCGCGAGACGACGGCCGAATCTTGCTGAACAGCGGCCACTTTGCAGGGCGAACCATCTCTGTCTCTGGCCAGGTTTCAGCGTCAAGCCAGCGTGAATGCGACTGGCTGATTGACTGGCTAAAGCGGACACTGACGTTCGGCCAGAAAATAGAGCTGGCAACAAACTTTCCAGAGGGATACCGAATTTGGAGCGGCGTGGCCACGAACCTAAACATCAGCCGCGGATCATTCGACGTTAGCCGCGCCGGCTTCAGCTTTGAAATGGAATGCGAATCGCCAGCAGCGAGGTCGTCGGTTGGCTTGATTGATTTCAGCGCCGTCACAAACATAAGCACGGCCGCAAGCGCCATCTCCGTCGAGAATATCGGGACATATCGAGCAAAACCTACTATAATCATTAGCAGCAGCAGCAGCAGCAGCACTGAGATAACGCTTGGAAATCCAGACAGCAGCGAATATCTAACATTCAATGCGAACCTGAAAGCCGGCGACGTGATAACGGTCGACTGCGAAGCCAAGACCATTATCCACAACAGCATGCAGCTGCGAGCCAGCGGCACATTCCCGTGCTGGGAATATGGGGCGGGAATGCTTGAGTACCAAGACAACCTGGCCGCACGAAACCATCAGCTGCGAGCCATTTATAATCCAAAATATATCTAATAGGAGGGAAGCAATGCCAAAAACTTATAACGAACGGAAGCGCTCAGTGAAGTTCCTGCTCGGAATTGAAGTCGAGAAGCGAACCGGCGGCGTTTACGCTGGCTTGCTTGAGAAACACCCGAGCTACGCCGGCGATACCAAAAGCGAGCCAAAAGAAAATTACAAAAGAGGCAAGGTGTCCTCGTGGAAAATTGACGACAAAGATGGAACTGCGACCAACGACAGCGTCGTGGCAATTCAAGTGCCGGGCGGCGTTTTCAGGTACTGGGCGTTGTTTACCGCAGAGACCGGCGGCGAGATGATCGCCTTTGACGCGTTACCATGGCCACTCGAAGTCATGGCTCCTGAAACGCTGCAGGTGCAGCCAGGCAACCTAACTATTTTGGAGGCCTAGCCGATGGCACAGCTCCAGACGAAGAAGCCTCGGTCGTGTTCTATCACCGGAGGCGGCGACTATTTCTATACCTGGCAGAACGCCGAAATCGAGCCATATTCTGGCGAATTTCATTCGTCTCTGGTGTTATCGGGCAGCAATACCGTAAATATCGGACGAGCGAAGCTGCGAATTGACGGCCAGGAAGTCGGCAACGTTCACGTTGGCAGCATTGCCAACTTTTACAGTCCACAATTTACGTTGACTGGCGCGCTGGCCGACTGGGGCGTGACGGCCGAGCAGTTGAAGAGCGGCAACGTCGGCTTCTCCTTTAAATTCAAGATAATTGATGAATTCTCTGGCAGCACTTGGCTAACAGATGAAGTGATACTCGACGGATTCGACCTGTCGACACTGAATAGCGATGTTGTGCCGAAAAAAATATCGCTTGCCTTTGACGGAGACGTGCGGCCGATCGGCGGCGGAAGCCAGCTGATGCAAATCGCCAGCGTCCATCTTGTGCTTGAAGCCGATGTCACCTATCGATTTAGTATCACAAACGAAATCAAGATGATGGCGACGCTTTCCCAGAAACAGCCAACCAACAAGGCGGCCGAAGTCATATACAGCGCCTATCTCAAGGACGGAACGTACCTCGGCCAAATAAATACCGTGACCAGCACGCCAGCCATTCAGTCGGAGGTCAACTCGCTACATTCGCACATGACAATGAAGCTGGCTCAAAACGACGCGACGACACGCAGCGTAGTGACTGAGATCATGACCGAGATAAACGAAAACATGCTGACGGAGCTCGGTTATAAGATTGTAGGAAGTATGACAACACCGGTCGGCTTGGGAAGCGGCACAAACATCGATACCAACGTCAACATCAGCGCCAACGTGCGATACGGCGAATATCTGCCGTGGCTAACCGAAGATGACAAGACCATCATCACCGAGGACGCGAGGATTATTGTAGTGGCTGACGGCCACCCAGAGGGCCGCTCGCTCTTTAATGGTTACATCAGCCAGTGGGAGCTGTCGGCAGGCAACACCGACAGCCAGGTGACCGCGACAGTCCTCAGCCACTCACAGGAGCTGAACCACATCTACCTGCAGACTGAAGCGGAGGTGGCCTACCAGCATAAGCCATATGGCTTGGCAACGCTTGGATTTGGCTCGAGCCGATGGGGATATTGCAACGAAATAATTCAGACCATACAGGTCACCGGCGGCAGCAAGACCGTCGCCGGCATTGAGCTTTATTCAGTGTGTTCACCAGGAACTAGGCAAGATTTCATCGGCGGGAATATGACTACGCTGTACGCAGAGCTGCTGTCATATTCGACCGACATAAATCACGAAACGCTCGAAGCTGGCGGCACTGCGGTGCTACCAGTTGGCGGCGGCATGTACGAAAAGCTGTTCATACCATTCAATAAGAGCGTACGCATGACCAGCGGCAAACGCTTCATCATAAAGCTGTCGGCACGCGGTGGTTCGCGATATGAAAACAGCTTCCCATATCCAGTAGAGCTACTGGTGGACAGGCGCGGCCGCTTTACCACTGGCCAAGGATTGCAGCACAACAATTATCAAAATAACCCATTTTGGCAAGACTTCGGCTGGGATTTAGCGTTCTCGCTTTACGAAAGCCCCGGCGACTACAAGCGAGCCTTTTATTCGCAAGACCCAAGCGACATCTTACGCGAGCTGATAGATTTCGCGCAGAAGCAAGGCGCACGCTGTCGCTATACCGAATCCAGCATTGAAGATACCGGCACCAAAGTGACTATCCGGTTTAATGACGTGACGACAATCACTGAAGCCATCGCTGCCGTGTTCAAGTCGATGCCGGCCGACTGGCACTACTACTACGACTATGCCGATAATATCGTGCATGCTCACCCGAGGCCGACGACGGTGAAGCGAAAGCTGCAGCGCGGCAAAAACGTCATCGGTACACCGAAACTCGTCAAGACTATCGAGGAGCTGGTGAACGACGTGATATTTATCGGCGGCGAAAAAGCAGACGGCAAAACGCTCGTCGTGGCCGGCCGAGACGACCGCAGTATCGCCGAGATACGCCGCGGCTTCAAAAAACTATCTGACAGCCGCTACAAAGATGAAACCAGCGCCAAGCTGGTGGTCGAGGGCGAGATTCAGCGAGGCAGCAAGCCGGTATTCTCGGGAGAAGCGACGTTCGCATCGCCAAAATACGAGGCGTTGGATATCCATCTTGGCGAACTGACGCAATATCAGGGATTCAGTGCAACGATGGACGCGCCAGAAATGCAGATTGTCGCTATCACGCAGAAGCTCGAGACCGCAGAGCTGAAATTCAACATACTGCGGCCGAGATTATCGAAGCGAATTCAAGACTTGAAGCGCAATATGGACAACCGCGAACGCGAATCAGAGTGATATAATAAAGCTAAATGAAAGGAATCAGAAAATGAACCCAGGCCAGCAAAAAATAAGTCAATTTCAGCCAGTAGAAAGCACGAGAGCGAACGATATTATACCGATTGTGCGCGATGGACAGAACCGATCGATCACGATCGGTAAATTCACCGGCGTTTTGCCAAGCGGGTGGACAACGCCGGCCGAAAACTGGACTTATAGCAATTTTGACAACGGAATAGCTGTGATCACTGTACCAGAGGGCGATATTCGCCGCTACCCAAACGGCTTGAGGGTGCAGTTTAAGCAAGGAACGCCGCCAACGACCAGATTCGGCATTGTTGTAGCGTCTACATCAACAATGGTTTATCTTTACATGATAAACGGGACGACGCTAGAGAACCTAGAGATACGCGACGTCTTTATCTCGCCAGATTTTGCGCCAGGAACTGATGAGGGTGTCGATTTCTTGGGCGCGGTGCCGACAATAACGACCACTGCAACGGTTGGAGTTTTAAAAGGCACTTATACTCGTCATGGGAATTTAGTAATATGTGATCTGAAAAATACAGCAACCTTTCCTACCGGGCAAACCTTAATCAATAACGTAGTTCCTAAAGGCTATGGAATTTCTCAAGCTCAGGGCTCGGCCTTGATGGTTTTAGGCGGTTGGAACAACCACGTGCTAAAAGGCCTTGCTACTGCTCGATTTTTCGCAGACAGGAGAGTTGAATACGTTTCAAATAATGCTTTTAATGAGTGGTACGGCACAACCACCTGGGTTACAGATGACCCATTCCCGGTTCAGTAGTTTTATTCACAACACCACCTCTAAAGCTTTGCAGGAGGCCGGCATAAAATGCTAAAATTAGTCTGATGAATGAACAAAATAAAGATAGCGAAGCGTTGCTGCATGAGATCGATAAAAAGGTAGCAATTCTGTCGACAGACATGGAATACACGAAAAAATCCGTGGCGAAAATTGAAGGATCGGTCGACTCGCTAGTGCAGCAGCTGGCCAGTATGAAATTTGTCACGCCGGAGATTCTGACAAACTACATCGACAAGCACTCGGCCGACCACGATAAGATAAATGAACGGCTCGAGGCGCTCGAAGACAAGGCTGAGACTGAAGCCAAGTCAATGATGGCTACGCTGCGGCTAAAATTCAAGGACTGGGCGGCAAACACAATCGTCATATTGGTGATTGGTTTAATGCTGTTTATTCTGATGAAGCTAATCGACGGTAGCGTGAGAATACCGAGCGTGCTATCATAGAGGCATGAGAGTTAATGCTACCAAATATTCGATCGGGCGATGGGTCGCTCGCATACTTTTGACAATTCTGATAGTGATGATTTTATCTGGAGCGGCCGTCATTTGGCGGTGGTATCCGGTAATTGACCGCTTGATGAATTGGTGCAAATATTATCCGCAATCGCTTGGCGATTGTAGCGAAGTAATAAGAAAGGGGAGTCAATGAAAGGAATTGACATATCAAGCTGGCAGGCTGGCTTGGACGCTGGTAAAATCCCGGCAGATTTCGTCATTGTAAAGGCGACTGAGGGGACGAACTACGTCAACCCAAACTGCGATCAGCATTATCAGCAGGCGGCAGCAGCTGGCAAAAAGCTCGGAGTTTATCACTTTGCGAGAAATGGCAGCAATGATGCGATCGCTGAGGCTGACTTTTTCGTCGATAATATCCAGGGCTACATCAAGCACGCCATGCTTATTCTCGACTGGGAAGACGGCGGCAATGTTGGCGACGTAGCGTGGGCGCGCCGCTGGCTGGATCGAGTGCAAGAGCGCACCGGCGTGAAGCCGCTCATCTACATGTCAGAAAGTGTGGTAAACAGCCACGATTGGAGTAGCGTCGCTGGCGCTGACTATGGCCTATGGGTGGCAAAATACCGCGACATGGCAATCGACTTCAACTACGACATGAGCCAAGCCGGCACGCCGCCAAGCGTCAAATATTGGGACGGCTACGCAATGTGGCAATGGACATCAAGCGGCCGACTTGATGGCTGGGGCGGAAACCTCGACTGTAACGAATTCTATGGCGACGCTGAAGCGTGGGATAAGTATGCAGGCGGAGCGCCAGCACCAGCTGGACACAGCGGGCAAATTGCTAACCCACAACCAGCACCAGAGCCGCAGCCGACATACACAGTTCAGCCAAACGATACGCTGAGTGAAATCGCCGAAAGATATGGCGTAGACTATCACTACTTGGCAGCAATTAATGGTATCGCAAATCCACATGTGATTTATGCAGGCCAAGTATTGCGAGTTCCAGGCGGAAGCGCGCCGGCCGAGCGAACCGTGACGGTTCAATGGGGCGACAACCTCAGTACGATAGCGGCCGCTCACGGCACGGATTGGCAGACGCTAGCCCGAATCAATAATCTGCCAGACCCGGATCTAATCCACCCAGGCGACGTTTTGAGGCTGCCATAATGGCACCAGATTTGTCGAAAATCACGATCACGAAGTCGAGCCTGTACTTCCGCGAATGCAAAGCCTGCGGCTGCGTGACGTTGCACATCGGCAAAGCCACGCCAGAGATGCCAGCAGGCTCGACGTACAACGATTGCCTGCAATGCCTAGTGGACGCACACAGCGTCCCAGGCTTGAGCAGGTGGCACGACCCGAAAACGGGCAAATTGTTGACCGAACCACGAGGCGAAGAGCCTCCCAAGAATGTAAACTAAAAAGCGTTTTACTTGACATTCGCGAGTGAGATGTAAAGTAAATGTAAATTTTAAGGAGAATTTGACATGATAACTAACTTCATCACCACAATTTTAATACCAGCAGCAGTTATCGGATTTGCCGAATTGGTGCGCCGGCTGTTTAAGCGAGACTTTGAGGCGGTGATCATCATCGCAGGGGCAGCAATAATCGGCGTCGGACTTTCGCTGCTTACGAACCACGACTGGACGTACGGCCTAGTCGCAGGTTTGAGCGCCAGCGGCCTAGTCACCGGCTTGCAAAAATTCGGCGATGCTGTAAAATAGAACTGGAATCGTATTGATCCTCAGATGAGCCAATCTTTCCGTAAGTATGCAAGAAGCCCGCAGCCCCTGCTGCGGTTTTCTTGTGCTAGAATTAAAACAGAGGAGGCGCTAGTCGAAACGCTTCCTCGCCGAAGACTCCATAAAACAAACATCTATCTCCTAAATTAGCCGAGCCAGTCTCGCACACACTCCTGGCTCGGTTTTTTGTTTACCAGAGAACGCCGCGGACGGCATACCAGGCAGACCAGCCATTGCCGTTGCGAGCCTGGCGCTCGCGGTAGATTTGCAGCGCGTAGGTGGCCGCCCACACAGGATCGCGCCAGTCGCCGCCCGAGAAATAGCCGCGATGCCACCTGTCGTTTATCTGGAAGCACCCGAAGTCACGCGAGCCGTCGAAATTGACTGCGCCGATGGCCGCCGGAAGCTCGGTACGATTT